AAAAATGAAATGGAGGAACCAAATGGGAGCTGATAAATCAGCTAAAAGGTATCGTGGAAAAGGTGCAGTACTGTACGAGGAAAAGAGAGCTGGAAAGAATAAGTGGATATTGGAGAACAAGGGCGTGGAAGAGTTGCTTCCTGTTCAAGGGATCACTACAGTTCTTGATGTTCCAATAGGTACAGGTCGCTTTTTCTATTTGTATCAAGATCGGGGATTCAGAGCTACTGGAGTTGATACCTCTCCAGATATGCTGAAAGAAGCAAAAAAGAAAGGTATGAAGGATCTTCACTTAGGAGACATTAGAAAACTTCCTTTTCCAGATAAATCTTTTGACATGGCTGTTTGTATCCGATTGTTTGGTTGGTTCACTCCAGACGAAGTGAGACAGGCATTAGGAGAACTGTCCCGTGTGGCAACTGGCTTGATCATAGGTATTAGGACAAAGGAAGGTGCTCCTTTTTGCAAGAGTGAATCGTTGTGGAATCATGCTCATGTGGATTTCCTTAAATGGATCAAGGAAATTGGGTATCAGATCGATGCTGCTTATTGTGTAGGAAACAAAGGAAATATTATATACAGGTTGTGCAATGCGTAATACTGATGTCATATTAGTTACAGGGTCGGCAGGATTTATCGGGTTTCACCTGTCTAAGAAACTTTTGGAAATGGGATATTTCGTTGTAGGAGTGGACAACTTGAACTCCTATTATGATGTTAATCTAAAGAGAGCAAGACTGGAGATCCTGGAACCATCTGATGATTTTAGGTTCTATCATGTGGATATTCAAGATCTTAATTCTCTGAAGACAATTTTTGAGCATCATACGATAACAAAGATCTGTAATCTTGCAGCCCAGGCTGGCGTCAGATATTCCTTGAAAGATCCTTTTTCTTACCAAAAGAGCAACATAGAAGGTTTCTTAAATATCCTTGAATTGGCCAGAGAATACAAAGTCTCTAATCTTGTATACGCTTCTTCATCTTCTGTATATGGCAAAAATGAGAAAAGCCCTTACAGTGTCGAGGATCGAGTGGACAACCCTATATCGCTTTACGCTGCCACTAAGAAAGCCAATGAGCTTATGGCACACGCCTACAGTCACCTTTTCAAGATTCCATGCACAGGTCTAAGATACTTCACTGTCTACGGGCCGTGGGGTCGTCCTGATATGGCTCTCTTTTTGTTCACAGACGCGATACTGAACAAAAGACCTATAGATGTCTATAATTTTGGGAAGATGAGAAGGGATTTTACCTACATTGATGATATTGTAGATGGTACTGTGAAAGCTATTGAAAAGCCAACACCTTATGAGATCTTCAATCTGGGCAACTCCGATTCAGTGGCGTTGTTGGATTTTATCCGTGTAATAGAAGAGGAACTGGGTCATAAAGCAAAAAAGAATATGATGCCACTTCAGCCGGGAGATGTAGCTGTGACAGTAGCTGATATCAAAAGGTCAAGAGAATGTTTAGGATTTAGCCCAGAGACTTCTTTGAGGGATGGCATCCGCGCCTTTTTAGATTGGTATCAGAAATATTATAGAGAGGAATAGACAAATGAGAATTGAACTGACAGGCCCACCTACTGCCGGGAAATCAAGATTGGTTAAGGCCCTCAAGAACAGGGGGGTTACAAGGGGTCCAGAAGGAGTGATTGAAAAGATTCCACCCGAGTGGGAACCATTCGCAGGTACCGTTAGAAAAATTTACAAGGAGACAACTTTTAAGTCTTTACCAGATAAAACTTTACGATCACTTGCTGCTGCATGGATTGGAGATAATTATTCTAAGTATATGGTATTTGATGAACTCCTGATTCTGGTTGGGTTTTCTTTGGCCATACGAAGGCCTGAATATGCTGTTAATTATTTCAATAAAGTTCCTCTCCCAGAGGTGCTGATTATCCTAACTGCGAATTGGAGAACACTGCTATCTCGTAATGAAGCGCGCGGAGATCGAAGCAGACCAGATAAAACGACACGATGTATAAATGCCCATAAGGAATACATGCCAATTTTAGAAGATCGTGGATGTCAAATATTGCGATACAATACGACCAACAAATCTTCAGATCAAATTGCAGATATGGTTATAGCCAAGCTGGGAATAAAAAAGGGTAAGGCTCAAAAGAAAAGAATGCAGAAAAAGAAAGGGAAAGGAAAATAAAGTGAAAACAAACACTTTCAATCCAGCATCAGAAAGCATTAGTGTAGTTACTTTTCTTTGGAACGATGGGTTTCGGGAGTACCTACCTGCCCATGTAAATAAGCTGGCAAAAATGATTAAGATGTATCTGCCAATTCCTCACAGATTCATTTGTGTGACTGATGAGACAAAAGGTTTCTCTGAGAATGTCGAACTTTTTAAGTTGCCGGCAGATGCGGAATGGGTCACGACTTTGGGTCCTCCTGGGAAAAAGCATCTCCCTTCCAGTTACCGTAGACTCTGGCTTTTCTCAAAAGAAGCTGTTTGCTTGGGGGATCGAGTTTTGATGCTTGATGTGGATTGTCTTATTGTGAATGATCTAACCCCTCTGTTTGGGATACCGGATGATTTTGTTGGTTGGCGTCCAAATTCAGAATGGAGAACAAACGTTAAGGCAAAAGTGGCGTATAAGAGAATTGGTGGCGGGACTTGGCTTCTTAGAACGGGCACTCATACGTTTATTTGGGAAAAGTTTTCTCCACAGGGAATTCTTGATGCAAAAGAGCAAGGGTGGACAGGATCTGACCAAGCGTGGTTGAGTTATAATCTGGCCAGGAATTGTGCGGTCTTTCCACCAGATATGGGAATTTATCATACGCAAGATGGGGCTAAACACTGGGATAAATTGCCAGAGAATGCCAAGATTATTCATTTTAATGGTGCGATTAATCCCTGGGATGAACAGGCACAGTCTCGCCCTTGGGTATGTCGTTTATTGGGGGTGGCGTATCAGCCTAAAAGATGGAGTGTTAAACCTGGAGGAAAGTTGATAAAACCTTTGAAGATCCCACAGCCAGAACAGCGTCCATTTCTTAATGTAGTTATTTATTGGTGGGGAAATTGGCCAGATGGCGAAGAAAAGCTGGGCAGACAATACGTTGATAGATTGGTCAGAGGCTTAGAGAGATACTTACCAGATTATGCTGACTATAAGATCATTCTATTTACTGATCATGCACGTATGAAGTTTGCAGGTGTAGACGTCCGTAAATTAGAGGTGCCTGAAGATTTACGTTGGAACCTGAAGAAAATGTTTATGTATTCAGGTGAGGCACAGCTGAAAGGGCCAACAATCTGTTTTGATCTGGATTGTGTTATTGTAGGAAATCTATCCCCATTAGTTAGTGAAGTCTTAAAGATGCATAATAAATGGCTGATTACCTGCTCGGGGGCATATCGTAGAAAGCAGATTGGTGGTAGTATCGTTGGATTTAATGCGAGTAGAAGATTACGCAAGGCTTTGTGGGTTCCTATTCTAAAGAATCGAGCAGAAGTTGAATTGGCAACAAAAGGGTCTGAACGTGCTCATTACAAAAAGCAGTTAAAGGTAAAACGGGTGGCCTTTTGGGATAGAAGGATTCCAGGGATGGTATTATCATATAAGCAGGATTGTAAGACTGGATTACCAGAGTTTGGAGCTGTTGTTCGATTCCATGGGAGTCCGCGTCCCCACGAAGTTGATGATGAGTGGGTCAAGGAGAACTGGGTATGAAAAGGGAATGCAAAGTTTGGGGAGAACGGTGGTTGATCAGACAGGATTCAACTCATGCAACTTCTATTCTTCAGCTGAAAGAAGGATATGAGTGTAGTTGGCACTCTCATCGTGAAAAGTATAATCTTTTTGTAGTTGTGTCTGGTCATGTTGATATCATAACTGAACAGTTTGACGGCCCCGCTCTTGTCTCTCTTACAAGCGGGGAATGTTTTACTGTAAAACCTGGATTAAAACACAAGTTCCAAGTGATCCAAGCCGGATTAATGGTGGAGGAGATGTACGTTTTGTACAATGAGGATGATATCCAACGGGAAAACTTAGGAGGCAGGATAGAATGAAAGATGTGACACTCATAACTGGGTGTGCTCGCAGCGGGACTTCAATGGTTGCTGGAGTAGTGAATCTTTGTGGGGCATTTGGTGGAGATATGTCTGGCCCAAACAAGAATAATTCAAAAGGAATGTTCGAGAACGCGTATATCAGAAATAATATTGTCAAACCATACCTGCGTAAAATAGGGGTTGACTCAATGGGTCAATATCCTGTGCCAGATACTAAAGATCTTAATGTCCCTATTAATTGGCAGGAACAAATAGAGGGTGTTATACAAAAACAAGGCTATACCAAAGGGCCGTGGTTTTATAAAGGTGCTAAGATGTGTTTGATGTGGCCTGTATGGCATTATGCTTTTCCTAATGCCAAGTGGATTATCGTGCGAAGGCGATCTGGAGACATTGTGAATTCTTGTCTGAAGACTGGGTTCATGAGAGCTTTCTCCAGAAAAGAGACTCAGCGAAAAGTGGGTGCGAATAGTGAGAAAGAAGGATGGCTCTGGTGGATACGACATCATGAAACTCAATTTGTTGACATGATCCAAGCAGGATTGAATGTTAAGATAGTGTGGCCTGAGCGTATGGTTACAGGTGATTATCAGCAAATGTATGAGACTTTAGAATGGTTAGGTTTACCTTGGAGGAGCGAAGTTACAGATTTTATTGAACCGAAGTTGTGGAAAAGTCGAAGGAAACTATGATTTATCTAATTACAGGAAAAGCTAATGCTGGCAAAACATGGTATGCTACCCAGTTAAAAAAAGAATTTACTCAAGAAGGTAAAAGGGTTTACCATATTGATGGGGATGTTTGGAGAGAAAAGAATATCAACGAAGACTTCTCTGATGAAGGAAGGCTGTCCAATTTGGTAAGTGCCGCGAAGATGGCTGGACGTTATGAAGCTCAGGACGATATTGTGATTTTATCTTTTATTGCACCAAAGAAAGAATGGAGAGAATTGATGAGAGTTTTCTGGAAACAGAGTAGGATTATTTACATACCAGGTGGTTCTTTATGGTCAGGGACGGAATATGAGAAGCCGGATGAACTTGAAATGGAATTAAGAGGATAATAAAATGGCGCGTACCTCGGCTACAGAAGTAAAACAAATTCTTGCCACCGATTTAGACGATACTATTGTTGATGCTTTTATTGTAGGGGCGAATGCCTTAGTTACAGAAGTCATTGGCAATAATACTTCCTTGACTGATACATTGAAAGAGGAAATCGAGCGGTGGCTGACAGCCCATCTAATAGCGTCCACCAGGGAAAGACAACTAAAGTCCGGTGAAGCAAGTGGCGCAAAAGCAGTGTACCAAGGGACAACTGGAAAGAAGTTAGAAAGCACCTTATACGGTCAGCAAGTGATGCTTCTGGACGCATCAGGGAGTTTCGCTGCATTGGGTGGAAAGAGCGCAAAGATGACAGCAATTACAAGTTTTGAAACATAGGGGGTATACAAGGGTATGGCTTCGACCGAGAACAACGAGACTCGTTGGTCTGACAAGGTCTGAGAGGGTGTTTTAGGAAGATAATCGGCCCCAGTAGAAAGGAGATGAATAACAATGGCAAAAAAGGGAGTTCCAAAAAGAGATGGAAGTGGTGGAGGAACAAGAAAAAATCAAGGACGTGGCGGATGTACACCCACAAGAAAGACCGGCAAAGGCAGGAATAAATGACAGATCCACTAATCAAGTTCATTGAGAGTGTGGCGGTTCAGACAGCCGTATATTGGGGATCACCCACTCCCGATGGCTATGGTGGGTCAACATATGACGATCCGGTAGAGATTAGTTGCCGCTGGGATGGAACGACGCAACTTGTTACAAATAATCAAGGAAAGGAAGTTGTCAGCAAAGCTGAAATCCTTTTGACGCAAGACGTAGATGAGGATGGTTACTTGTATCTGGGGGCATTGTCAGGATTGACAATCGCACAGAAAGCTAATCCGGAAACAATTGATGCCGCCTGGAAGATTGTTAGATTCGACAAAACTCCTTTATTTCAGAGCACTGATGAATTTGTGCAAAAGGCATATCTATAATGGCTACTCAGATTAGAGGCATGGATAACGTACTCAGGAATCTCAACAAAGAGATCACAAAGGTTGAGGGATTGTCTATGAAGGGGTTGATCAGAGCAGCTATAGTTATACGCAGAGATATGGACAAGACTTCCCCTCTCATCCCGATTGATGAAGGGAATTTAAGGGCGAGCTGGTTCACTGATCCAAGACGAACATCAAAAGGCCCTTCTCTTCGTATGGGCTTTGCTGCAAACTACGCTTGGTATGTCCATGAGATGGTAGGAGCAAATTTCCAACGGCCAGGAGCTGGAGCGAAGTTTTTTGAGGCGTCCTTGAAGAGAAACAAAGGTAAGATCCTTGAAGTGATCAGGAAAGAGGCTAAAATCAAATGAATCCTTCCAGCGTGGATATGAAAGATAAACTTGTTGCTGGTGGTCTTGCGTTGGTCTTTGGTACAAATTTATTTATTGGAAAAGAGCCGACAGATCCCGATAACTGCGCAACGATATTTGATACGCCAGGGTATCCACCGGATAAGTTTCATGATAAATTAGTTTCTTACAATCGCCCTTCGATTCAGATTAGAGTACGAAATAATAACTATCTAATTGGATGGGATTTGATCAACGACATTAAAAATCTATTGCATAACAGTGGTCCAGAAATATGGAATGGTACCGCATACGATTCGATCTTCTGCTCTCAAGAGCCCGCCTTGCTCGATTGGGATCAGAATGATCGTGCTCGGTTCGTGGCAACTTTTGATATTCAACGCCACGAATAAACCATCAACCCTTAACAAATAGGAGGTATAGCAATGCCTACGAGTGGAAAAGGAACAGAGTTTCGGCGATGGAATACCGTCACAGGAGTATGGGATGCCATTGCGGAGATAAAGAGTATTACTGGGCCGGGAATGAGTCGCGGAACCAGTGATACGACAACGCTCGACACTGCGGGAGGTTACAAGACGTTTATTGGGG